CCGCGAGCCCCGGCCCCCCGCCCCGGGGCAGCGGCGCCGCGAGAAGGCTCGCGAGGAGAAGATGGACGCCCAGGCGGGCGTGGACATGCCGGAGGCCCCTGAGGTCCCCGAGGATCAGGAGGAGGCCCCCGAGGGTGAGTGAGGCCCTGTTCTACAGCATCCTGCGCAGCATCGTCATGCTGTTCAGGCGCCGCGTTGAGGATACTCTGCGCCCCCTGGAGAACCTTCCTGAGCCTCCCCCTAGGGAGCATGTGGGGGAACTGCTGACGCCGATCATGTGGCAGGCCCGTAAGCAAGCATGGTCGGCCGCCGCCCTGTTCCTGCGTGGCCAGGCCCGCAAGGCGGGGGTTCCCGAGTCGTGGGTGCCACCCCAGCCGGGCTATAGCCCTAAGACCATCGATCGCACCATCCGTGACGTGCAGGGGGCGCTGGATTCCCCTGAGGGGATGAGGCGCTTGGAGCGCACTCTGGAGGGGCATGTGCTGGCTGCTGCCCGTCGAACAGTGGCTGACGCTACCGATACCGCGCCATCCTCCATTGACCTCATTGAGGGTGCCCTGGATGACTTGGCGAAAGACCTGGAGGAGTTCTCTGAGCGCGCCCAGAAGGCGATCGTCGAGGACGTCGAGAAGGTCGAGGCCCGTCGCCGTCCGCGCATGACTCTCGAGGAGGCGTTCGAGAAGGTCGCCGACCGGATCGAGGAGGCTGTGCGCACCCTGGATGAGGAGGATCTTGTCAAGGAGCGGCACCGGGGCATGAAGGTGTTCTCGGAGGTACCGGACAAGTACCGCCGCAATTCCCGTGGCGAGTTGATCGCACGCCCATTCGCTTTCGCCCGTGTGACACATCCCAACAAGAATGGCCCCTGCGGTTTCTGCGCGATGCTCGCCTCTCGCGGCCCTGTCTATAAGTCGTCCGAGTCGGCGGGCATTCGGGCTGACAGGTACCACGATCGATGTTTTTGCACGTGTGTTCCGGTTTTTACCTCCAAGCACTGGGAGGGGAAGGAGCAGCAGGTCGGATTCGAACGTGTGTACAATGAGGTTGTGCGCGACCAGGACCTTCACGGCGTGGATGCTAGGCGCGCAATGGACAAGTACTTCCGGGAGAAGCTGAAGGAGCGCAAATGAGCGACACCCCCGCGCCTGAGCCCTCCGTCGTTGAAGAGACTGACGGACCTATCTCAACCACCGACTACCCCATCGAGCATACTGAGGAGGCCCCCGTTGAGGCTCCTGCGAAGGACGAGGAGACTCCTGCGGAGGAAGCGCCGAAGGATGATGCGGAGACTACTCAGGATGAGGTGAGCGAGCTGCGCGCCCAGCTGGCCGCACTCACCGAGAAGCTGGAGGCGAAGGAGGCCGCCGAGCGCGCCGCCGCCGAACTCTCCGAGAAGGAGAGTCTCCTCTCCAAGGCCAACATTCCGGCCCGCTTCGCATCATTCCTCACCGGCGACAAAGACTCGTGGCAGGAGCAGGTAGACGCCCTCGCCACGCTGCGCGAGCAGGCAGACGCTGCCCCCGCGCCTTCAGTCCCCCGCGACCCTGCGGTGGATGCAGACCTTGAGACCGAGGATGACGGACTGAGCGAGGCGCTCGGGTTCTTCGGTCTCGCAGACCAGTAAGGAGGGCTAATGCCTGCACCTGCGTACAACCCCGACAACGAAATCAAGATCGAGACCGTATCCAAGATTCTCAGCGCTAACACCGGGAATGAGGCCGCGTTTCCCAAGACCGTCGTAAAGGGCATCTGGGACAACGCCATGAACGGCTCTGTCGTCCAGTCCCTCGCCGGTAGCGTCCCGGTCTCCATCAACGGTACCGCCATCCCGATCCCGGTTGGCCAGCCCACCGCTGGCATCGTCCAGGAGGGTGGCCTGAAGCCGGTCGCTACCCTGTCCAGCAAGGTCAAGACCGTCACCCCGGTCAAGGCTGCTGTGATGATCCTCTACTCGGAGGAGACCGCTAAGGCTGACCCGCTCGGCGAGTACTCTCGTATTCAGCGCGCCCTCGGTGAGGCTATTGCTCGCGCTATTGACACTGCCGTCATCCACGGCATCGACGCGAACACCGGTATCGCCATCACCGGCAAGGAGGCCCTGACCTCCACCGAGAAGGTGCAGGAGCTGGACCTGGCCTCTACCGCTACCGGCTACTTCACCAAGCAGCTGTCCGCCGCCTACGACAAGGTTGTGCTGGACAACGATGACGAGGCTGAGTTCGGTTTCGACCACTTCCTCCTGGCCCCGAAGTTCCGCAGCAACCTGGTGAACGCCCTGGATGCTCAGGGCCGCCCGCTCTACCAGCAGGCCCCCGACATCACCGCGAAGTTCGGTACTGTCCTGGGTGTCCCGGCCACCTACTCTCGTGCCGTCTCCGGCTACGAGAAGGCTAAGGTTCCGGCCGCGAAGCTTCTTGGTATCGGTGGCGACTTCAAGGACGCTCTGCGTCTCGGCTTCGTTGAGACCATCACCTACCGTAAGGCGACCGAGCGCGCCGGTGGTGTTGACCTCTTCGACCGCAACATGGGTGCGATCCTCGCTGAGGCCCAGTTCGGTTGGGTTCTGCGTGACCCTCGCGCGTTCGTGAAGATCACCATCAAGTGACCCGGGTGGTGGCCGCTGGTTTCGACTGGCGGCCGCCCCCCCGGGCCGGGTCCCTCGGGGGGGGGGGGGGGGGGGGGCGGGTGTTTCGGGGGGCCGCCCCCCCCGTGGCCTGGTTTCCTGAGGGGGTGGAGAAGTGACGGTAGCAACGCTGGATGATGTTCAGGGGTCGCTTATGCGGTACCTGGAGGATGATGAGAAGGTCTGGGTACAGGCTCTTCTGGATAGGGCTGAGGCCCTGATTCTGTCGCGTATGCCTGACGCTGTGAACCGGTGTCGCGTCGACTACAGCTTCTCTATCATCATGCGGATGGTGGAGGCCGAGTCGGTCTCCCGTGTCCTCAGGGCGCCTGGCGGCGGACTCTACAAGTATGAGACCGAGGGCACGTACACCTACTCGGTGAATCAGGCGGTCGCGTCCGGCATCCTGGAGATCACCGATCGTGACTGGCAGGCCCTTCAGTCTGGCACCTCCGGCTGGGGTGTGGTTGGGGCCGAGATGGACGGGTATGCGCGGCGCACGCGCCTCCTGGGCGCCCTGGAGGGGCCTCTGACGGTTGACCCCACGTACCTGCGCGGCCCCTCAGTCCTGGACTTTGCTGGGGATCACCCCGTGTATGACGAGGACGAGGTGACACTGTGGTAGGGTTCCGGCCCCGCCGTGGGCGCTACCTGGAGAATGGCCCCCATGTGGTGGAGGTGACGCTCGCTGTCGTCAAGGAGGGCCGCACTGGGCGTCGGTTCGAGCGGGGGGAGACGTTCATGATTGACAAGGTGCTGGTGCAGCCGTCCGCCGGTAACGCCTTGAAGGCTACGGAGAACCGCGTCATCCGGGGCGACCTCACGGATGAGACCACCTTGAAGGTGTTCGGCACTGGCCGGAAGTGGCCGGGTGGTCCGCACTCGTGGGTGAAGATCATCAAGGGACCTGAGTCCCTGGTGGGGAAGACGTTCCAGCAGGCGGGTGAGCCGCTCACCTATGACGCTTCCCCGATGACTCGCCACTGGTCGGTGCGTTGCGACACGCTCGGAACGGAGGCGAAGTGATCCAGGTGTACGACAACGAGCACACGCACGAGGACATTGCTGCCGTCGTGGCTCGCCAGCCGGAGTTCGCTGCTGCCGCCGCGAAGGTGTTCGCCGAGATTGAGGCGTCTGCTGCAGCGCACATGCAGACTGGGGAGCAGGTCGCGTCGTTCAGTCTGTCGCAGGGGAAGGTGGACTGGTCCATTTCCCCGTCCACGGACCATGATGCGGCCCTGGAGTTCGGCCACTATGTGTATCAGGATGCTCAGGGGCGCCGGTCCGGACGGGAGGGTGCCCGTTATCGCACGTGGGTCCATGGCACTTACATCATGCGTAGTGTTGTCAGCGCCCATGGGGGGTTCTGATGGCGTTCGTTTCTCCCCTACCGTTCATCTACCGGTACGTGCAGGATGCCGCCGCCGCCAGCGCGGCCGAGTGGCCGATCCTCTCCCGGATCGTGTGGCGCACTCACGGTGACGTGGACGACCCAATGAATGAGCTCGTGTGCCGCGTCCAGATGACCATCTCCCGTATTCACCCGTCTGGGCCGACGTTCGCGGCAACCCAGATCAGGGCTCGCCTGTACATGACTGGCCCAGACGGGGATGAGGTGTCCGACGCGAGCGACGCGCTCGTGCAGGCCATCGAGAAAGCTTGGAGGTCAGGAATGGTGACCTCCGAAGGCTGGGCTACTTACCTCGAGTGGACCCAGCTGCCCACGCCGGAAACCGACATGGGCACAACCGCCGACTACATCAACATGGTTTCGTCCCTCCAGGTGACGGCCAGGAAGGGAGCCTGATGGCTAACCTCGGAAACAGCAAGATTCAGATCGCGGGCCGTGGGCACGTCTACTATGCCGCCCCTGACGCGGAGGCCCCGAACCTCGACGGCTACGTCTTCGGTGACGGCACCACCCTGGAGGCGAACGGCTGGACCTGGCTGGGCGACACCTCCAGTGAGAACCTGATTGAGTTCGAGTCCGACGGTGGAGACACCTCCACGAAGCGGACCTGGGACCGCCAGGGCGTCCGCTCCACCCGCGAGGACGTCACCAACAAGGTCACCATCAACGCCGTCAACCTCGGGGAAGACGTCATGCGCGTGGCGTTCCCCGGCTCCACCTACGACGCCACCAAGCGCGCCTGGGACATCGAGCTGGACGCCTCCAGTGAGTGCGCCATCCTCGTTGTCGTCGAGGACGGCCGCATCGTCTCCGGCTACCTGTTCCGCCGCGTCTCCCTCGCCGGAAACATGCCGTCCCTGTCTCTGGACAACTTCACTGAGGTCAAGATCGCGGGCACACTCCTGTCCCCCAACTCGGGTAAGACGCGCGTCCAGATGCTCGAGCCTCGCACCGTCACCGGTATCGGTACCGCGAAGCCGACCATCACTGCCCTGACCCCCGCCCCCCGCGCGGGCCGGGCGCCAGGCCGCTGCCCCGCGCGCCGCCCGCCGTGT